CCACGAAACACTGCTGTACGTCCGTCTGCATCTGCAAGAGAGATGTACGCTTGATTGGTGTTGACCGTGGTGGTCAACTGAATGTTTGAAGTAGCCGTGCTTAATGCAATCCTGCTCCCATCAAACGTCAGCGCAGACCCCGTGGTGAGCACTTTGGAGCCGTTGAGGTAGGCAACGCCGTTGGCTGTGCCGCCTGAGAGAGTTACCGTGCTGGAAGTGGACAGCGTAGTAAAGGAGCCCGCAGCAGCAGCCGTGCCGCCGATAGCCGGGGGGCTTGCCAAGTAGGTACTGAAGCCCGTGCCGGAAACCGTGGATGACGCGCTCAGCGTGGTGAACGCACCTGCCGCTGCTGCCGTGCCGCCAATTGCTGGAGGGCTTGCCAAGTAGGTGCTGAAGCCCGTACCGCTGACGGTACTCGATGCGCTCAGGGTCGTGGCCGCTACGGGACCCGCGAAGCTAGAAGTCAGCACCGTGCCGTTGAACGTCATGTTGGCCGATCCAACGACCAAGCCCGAGCTGTTGTAGAGAACCTGAGTCGTGCTACTGGAGCCTACGCCACCCTTGGTGCCGATGACCTGAACGGCGTTGCTGGAGTCCTTGTAGAACAGCTTTCCGTCAGCGGTGTTAATTGCCAGCTCACCGGCCACCAGATTAGCCGCCAAGGGCACGTTGGTCGCGGTAGCGCTGTAGTAGAGCGAGAGGGGAGTAAAGCCGGTCTGTGCCATCGTGATTCCTTAAAAAGTTCCGCCGGATATGCCGGTCGTCGCCGTCACCGTGGTGAATTTACCTGTCGTAGCCGTGGTAGCCCCAATTGTCGCACCATCTATCGCCCCGCCGGTGATAGCCACCGCGTTCGCGTTCTGCGTGGACATCGTGCCCAAGCCCGATACCGCCGTGTTTGCGATGGCGATTGCGGTGTCGGTCACCGAGGTGAGCCGTCCCTGCGCGTTGACCGCGAAGACCGGCACCGAGGACGCCGAGCCGTAAGTGGCCGCCACCACCGTGGTGCTTGCCAGCGCGATAGTGACCGCCGCAGAACCGTTGTAACTGGTGCCGCTCAGGCCCGTGCCGATGGTCAGGGCGTTGCTGGCCGTGGCCGTCACCGTGATAGAGCCTCCAAGGCTTACCGCGCTGCCGTTGATCGTGATGGCGCTGTTGCTGAGTTGCGAGTTGGCAATGCTGCCCAGCGTACCGCCCAGCGTCAGGTCACCCGTGCTAGTCACTGTGCCGGTCAGGGTGATGCCGTTGACCATGCCCGTGCCGCCCACCGATGTGACCGTGCCTTGGGGGTTGGCGGCTGTCGTGATGCCGGTCACGCGCCCGTAGGTGTCGATGGTCACCACGGGGATCAGCGTGGCCGAGCCCGTGGTCCCTGCGGTCGCAACGCCGCTAGTTAGGTCGATAACCGGTGTCGTGCCGCCCGTGGACGTGATGCGCCCGGTGGTGCCGCTTACCGAATTGACGTAGGTCCCGGCGGGCTGCTTGCCGTTGAAGGTATTCCAGTCCGTGGAGGTCAGGTAGCCGTTCACCGAGGTAGTGGCGGCGGCCATGCTGATCGCCGGGGTTGTGCCGCCTGACGATACAACGGGGGCCGTGCCGGTTACGGAGGTCACCGTGCCGCCGGGGTTGGACGAGCTGATTGTCTGGTTGGGCCAAGTGCCCGTGATCGTGACGTTGGACCCAGCCACCAAGGCGGGGGTGGCCGTACCGGAGCCGCCGTTAACCACGTTGAGGATGCCGCCCAGCACGATAGCGCCGGTGCTTGCTGTGCCGGGGGTCAACCCGGTGGTGCCCGCGCTGAAGCTGGTGACCGCCGCGCCCGCCACGATAAAACCCCAGCCGGTAGCTGTGTACCCCTCAAAGGAGTTGGCGCTGGTGTTGTACCGGATGGTGCCCACGTCTGCGGACACCGAGCGGTCTGCGGTGGCGCCCACCGGCAGGGTCAGGCCCGCCAAGCCCGGAATAATCGGGTTGCTGGATAGGCTGATGGCCGGGTTGTTCGCGCCGTTGCCGTCCGTCACCGCGATCTGGTTGGGGGTGCCTGTCAAAGTGCGGTTGGCGATGGTCGTGCCGCCAACGATGGCCAGCATGCCCGTGCCAGAGGAGCTTGCGAGGGCCGCAGGCAGCCCGGTGAGCTGCAGGGTAGGGTTGCCCGCTATGCCGTCGCCATTGGCCACGGACAGGCCGTTGCCGCTTGTTGTGAGCGTCACCGGGGTCATGGTGGACACGCCGGTCTTGACCATGATGCCCGTGCCTAGCCCGTTCAGGTTGGTCAGGGCGCCCGTCAGGTTGATCTGTAGCGCGGCCTGTATGCCACCGTCCGCGAGGCTCATGCCCGCGCCCACGGCCAACTGGCGGCTGTTATTGAGCGAGGGCTCGTTGTTTACCGTCAGGAAGCTCTGGGTTTGCACCGGCGAGCCCGCAAGCGCGGCGGTGGTGGTCTTTACCGACCAGCCATTTTGGACGATAGCCACCACCTCCGTACCCGTTATAGGGCCTGCGGGCAGTAGGTCCAGAAAGGATACTTGGGTTGATGCCATATTAAGGTAGTGGTACTAGGCTGTCCGAGTTGCCGGTATTCGACGGGGTCTGGGTGTTGCCTTGGGTCGAAAGGATGGACGAACTATACCCGTTGGTGACCAGATCGGCCTCGGTAACGGCGACACTGACATCGGGCCGGGGGAACCGAATTGTGATGCGTTCCGTGGGGCGTGCGGCCAAGCGGTAGGGGTCTAGCTCATCCGCGCAGCCCTCAGAGCACACCAGCAAGCCGGGGACGTTTGGGTCATTACGCGCCGTTGAATGCGGCCTTTTGAGACGACAACGGTCACAAATAAATATGGCAATGTCCGAACCACCGAGAGTGTCAAGAAAGCGAGGAATAATACACCTCCGAATTAGTATACCGTTCCGAAATATGCCCATGCTTGCATTTTTTGCCGGTAAAGTACCTAGCAAAATGCAATTCCACGGCTTCAGAATAAGAAGTTGCAATCATCGGGTATAGCACGAAATATTCGGCGCGAGGTAAATTGGCGACCGATCTCTCTCTTCGCTCTCGGCATCGTTCAGGTACTGGGCGGCCATCTTTTCCAAATACGCCACCCGGTCCAACGGCACGCCCGGCAGCTCAAGGCTCATCCGGTGGGACAGGTTCATGAGCACGGCCTCGTACCAGCGCTGTGGAATCTCCAGCTCGCCGTTCAAGGCGCCCACGTCCATGATCTGGCGCGAGTACCACACCGTCATCTGCACGAAGTAGTTATCAGGAACCGGCCACAGGTACAGCTCGGGCTGGGGAATGGTGCGGTTGAACCAGAACTGGAAGGGCTGGTTGGCTGTGAAGTTTTTGTTGGGCAGGTTGGTGTAGTCGTCGCGGTTCAAACGGGACATGGTGATCTCGCGCGAGGCGTTGCCAAAGTACAGCTCGCGCAGGCCCAGCGTGGTGCCGCCGGTGGCGCGCATGCGGTAGAAGCGGACGTTCTGGCCGGGGTCAATGTCAGTCCATATCCACTGCTGGTCCGTCACGGTGACGTTGGTGCCCGTGGCCAAGGTGTTCCACGTGGAACCTACCAGCGAATACTCGATCACGTAACTCCAGACCGCACTGCCGCCGCTGGCGATGTAGGGCATGATGCCCACCGAGCCGATGTACTGCGCGTTGTTGGTGCCGTAGTCCACCGCCACGTTGCCGTTGGCCGAGGTCTGCAGGCAGTACGTCAGGATGTTGTCGTCGGCGGCTGCTTCCGCGATACCGCCTGCAGAGGATGTGTAGGCGCCCGTGGGCTGGTACATCTGCCGGTAGAGCACGTTCAGGGTGTCAATGGCCCCCACGGGCAGGGTGTAGATGTACTGGTTGGCGTTGAGGCCGATCACGTCCTTGTTGATGGCCCAGTAGTTGATGCCCAAGTTGGCCAAGTTCGACAGGAAGAAAAACAGGGACTCACGGGCGGATTGCACTTGCTCCACCGACAGCTCTTCAGCCAATTTACCGCAACGTCGGGCGCCGTGGTCGATCAAGGTCTGGACGGAAATTACCGTCTGGCCGATAGTGCCGGAGTACGCCATGTTGTTTCCTTACCAGCCGGGGCAATCCCAGCGTTTTAATGATGCCTTTGCGCGGGGTGCATCACCCTTGGAGTGTTCCACCACACCGCTCATGCGGGCACAAAACGAGTCTTTGCGGGCGCCGCCCTTGGGCTGGGGAGCCTTCAGGTCGGAGCCTGTCTCCCGATTGTAGCGGGCGCGTCCTTTTTCGGTAAGGCCAGCGCCCTTGGCCACCGACAACTTCTCGCCCCGGCCAACAGCCAAGGAGGGGCCGCCTTCCTTTAGCGTGGCCGTCTTGGCCGACTCTTTAAAGGCCTTGGCGGTGGGCGCGCCCTTGGCGCCGGGCTTGCGCATGCGCTCATCCGAACCCTTAGCTATGCGCTCCTGCTTGGCATGAATTGCGGCATACAGACCGGGTTTCGTAGCCATGGCGGGTCCTTACCAGCAAGGAGACTTCTTGGATGTACTACCGGTAGACACGCGCCGTGTGGTGACGTGTCCGCCTTTTTTGTAAGGGCTCGGGGCAGTTGTGCCCCCACCAC